TTAGTTCTCCTCCATATAGTTAATGATCCACTCAACAACACTGCGTTGACCAGACCTGTACATAATTTTTTCCATTGTATCTTCAGGGTTAGGGTTAGTTGGTGGAAAGGATTCTTCTAATGCAGCTATAAGTCCACGGGAATTCATCCCTAAGACTTCAAGCGTATTGGGGGAGATTGACATTACTATGCTCGAAGAAGGCAGGCATTCTAGCTGATTTAGTTGCCGAAAGTTCTGGGGCTTTACCCTCATACATTAAGCGATCACTAGAATCAAGCCAAAATTTTTTATCCAAATATTTATCAGTAGTATTTGTACCTAGGGGTTGCATTACCCAATTGATAGTTGCCTTGCGGAGTTTATCAAGACTAGGACTGATATCAAGCCCCAACTCCCGACAAACAAGGCTATTGGCAGCAACGTGGATTTGTTCATCTCTGCTTATATCCGCACTGACTGTGCGCATTCCAGCGTCACCATTAAAGCGCATGAATGGTAGAAGAACGAAGAAAATTGCACGTTCGGCAACCATCGCTTTGAGGATCGTATGATCAGGATGCGCAGTCCAAGCTTCCCTGAGCCGGAGAGCTTCCGATTCAGCTTTTTGGTCAACCCCGTAAGCATTGGCAATGTAACCAAGTGCCAGGTCGTGATTTTCCTCATCGGTGATATTTGATTCCAATAACTCCCGCGATAGTTTTGGTACGTCGGTATCCAACCCATCACGAATAAAATCTCCCACAGGTAGTTCCATATGTCGCAACGCAAGAGCACGGTAAACCGTCTCTTCCGCCCCTGCCTTGCATAATCCGGCAGTTGTCTGTACTGGTGTCCATTTCCGTTTCCGGTTTAGTAGTTTCTCGTAAGGGCTCATTCTTGACAATCACATGTAAGTTCTTCATTTAAAAGGTCAGCAAGGTACTCATCAACATCATCTTTAATAGCAGCATAAACATTAGATTTATCTTGCGTATCAGACATGACTTGTAATGAATAATAAAGGCTGGTTTGCGGGGACCGTAGCCACTCTTCCACGAACGCATTGTCGTAGGTCACCATATCGCTCCATGAATTGAAGCTATAACCGTGAAGAAGCCCTGTGCGATTTAGTAGAGTCATGATGCCATCAGCAACACGTTTGTAAGCCTCCCAGCCTACCTCAGAGGCGATCTCTACGTCACCATAGTTGTAAGTTTGTACTCCGAAAGTACCCGAGTCGCGATCGACTGTCTGCGAGATAGGTGGAGCGATTTCTGGTGTGCTAGTATAGCCATCCAGATCCACGCTTCGATAACTGCAACTGGCGGTTGGAGCGATAGCAAAGGCTCGAACCATATTATACTCGCGAGCGATTGTGGCTGCTTGGTTAATTCCTGTAGCAATTTGAGAGACAAGTTCATAAGATGCAGATCGAATAGTTTCATTGTTGTTATATTGATCTAACGCTCTTCCAAATTGTTCGTAAGTTACTCCGTACCTCCGTAAGAGATTTGCGAGGCCAAGCATTCCGAGTCCCACCTGTCTATCAATTTCAGACGGGAGGTATTCTCCAGTATCTCCGACAGCTGTCCTACTATGTAGGCTGCACAATTCGGACATACCTTCAACAAATGCTCGTGGGATGTCGTCGAACTCACAGGCTCCAAGATTGATATGCTGTAATAGACAGGTACCTCGTGATGGCAGGTATACTTCGAGACAGACGTTACCTCTGATGCGGTTTCCTTCATTGTCATACTTTACTTTGTTGAGCCAGATGTCACCTGATTTGATTCCATATAGTAGGTCTTCCTTGAACGTACAATCCTGCCACCACTCTTCAGTGATGTTGATGCATCGTTTAACCCAAGGTAGTTCGGATCTATTAGCATTGATAAACTCCCTAGCATCAGGATGGGATAAGTCAAGGTGAAGAACAATGGCACCGTTTTTGTAGATCCCACCACGTCTAAGTATTTCATTTAAAGAAGAATAAATTTTACCAAAACTTACAGGACCAGAAGCAGTAACTCCTGACTCTCTTGTGTAACCTTTAGGGTCAAGTTTAGAGAGATGGATAGCACAACCTGCGCCATACCTGAGAGCGTGTGAGGCAAACCTCCAGCTGGCTTCAATACCATTTGGGCCTTCCATTTCATTTTCAACTACAAATACTGTGCAGCTGACTGGTAGGCGATGTGTAGGATCATCGATCCATGATTGAACCCGACCTGTGCGGGAGATATAATTAGACATTGAGTAGATCAATTAGGTTTGGAGGTTTGTAGTTTGGTCCTTTTAAGACCTTACCGTCTTCACGGTAAATAGGTTGTCCATTCTCATCTAGTTTGGACATGTTTGATTTATGAACGCGATCCATAGCTTCATCTAGATCCCAGCCTTCATTAGCAGCAAACTGGTAACAAACATAGACAAGATCACAAAGCTCTTTCAGTTGTTCGTGTTCATCTTTTAAATGAAAGGCTTCATGAAACTCTGACCATTCTTCATCGATCAAAGATTTCTGGGTCATCGTTCCATTCGGTGAATTGACCACCGAGTACGCCTCCCGAAATTCTTTTGCCTGACTCAAGAGTGTTGTCCCAGTCTGATTGTGTTTTGTCGAGTTCATGTTGTAAATAGTGGATTGCTTTGGCTAGGTCTTTTCTTTTGTCTCCTTTGTATTCACATCGACAAATGTATTTAACAGCATTAGCTTGGAAGAAACTAAGGTTCTGTTCTACGATGAAGTCTCCGACTTTCCAGTTGTTTCCGTAGTGTTCAGGTGATTGGGCCATTGTTTGACTAGGTTGGATACGGTGTTAGCAAGTGCAAAGTTCTGACGTTGTAACGCCATGAACAATGTAATAATATCGGTTTTATCAGCTTTCGGTAGTAAGTCTTCAAGCCTTCTTATCTTGAAGTCCTGTTCCACTGTCAACCTCATAATCGGAGGAGGGGGAGAAAAGGATGGGTTGTTTTGCTCTCCAGTCATAATCATCGTTAGTAAGGATCTTTGCAAGTCTTGCGTTTTGTAGTGCGATGTCTTCACCAAGATCCTTCTCAGCAAATGCATCAACAACTGTTTTCCAAGTGTAGCCTTTGTCTTCAAACAAAGCAACAGCACGTTTGATTCCTATTCCAGGTACGCCGCCATAGCCATCAGTTTGGTCCCCTGCAAGCGCCTGTATAAGGTGCCAGCGTTGTCCCTCGGCTTCTTCCACATTCACGGTTTCATCCATGGTGTAGAGCGTTCCAGGTATCTGTCGCATGTCCTTGTCAGGACTAACGATAATGTTACCAGGATATTTAGTAGCGTAGATACCCATACTATCATCAGCTTCAAGAGTCGGTAGTATTACTACTTCGTACTCATCTTTGAGAGCATTGATAACACGTTTGTATCCACAGGGTTTCTTACGATTACGATGCCCTTTGTAAGCAGGCATGATTTCCTTACGAAAGTTAGAGCTATCACTAAAGAACAAGACGACTTCAGGAACATCCCACATGAACTTGTTTTTAATTTTATTTAGTTCACGTGTGACTGATGCGTATGCTTCACTGAATTTGCTGACAACTACAATTACATCATCACCGAAATCAAGGTCTGATTCTGCACCAGCGCAAGCTTTGTAAACAATGTAATCTGCGTCAACAAATAACTTCATTTACCTTGGCCTCTATATTTCTTTTTACCTTTACGTGGCTTACTATGCAGACCAGTGCCTTGACGTGTCTTCTTTGATTTGAATGGGACTACTGTTTGTACTCCCATCATTGATTTACTTCTCATTAGTGGGTTTCACTCCAGTTGTTTCCGATTTTTGCTTCAGCATCGATTCTGATTCTGAGGTTGTAGTATTCTCCAGCTGCGAGACTGCTAAATACCAAGGATGAACATAAGTCAGCTGCTTGTTCATTGGCACACTCGAACTGCAATTCGTCATGTACAAAGGCTAGTTGAGAACAACATAAATTTAATTCTTTAATGTTTTGTTGATTGATAACCATCCAACGTTTAGCCAGAATGGCGGAGTTACCCTGCAGGCAGTAGTTTAACGCTTTATGCGGGCTATCCACCATAATTTTTCTGCCATCGATAGCTTTGATAAATCCTCTTTCTGAAGCTGTCTTGATAGACGCCAAGAGTTTATCGAGTCCATCAATTGCGTCAATATATGCCGCTCTGATTTCCTTACCTTTTTTCTTGGCTTTCGGGGATGAAAGAAGTTTGTCATAGCTGTGTCCAATTTTTTCGTCACCTGCACCGTACAGGAATGCATATGTTACGGTTTTTACAAGCTTCCTAGATATTCCTATCTTGTCAGCATTGACTTGGTGTATATCTCCGTTGAGGAGGATGTCTGCGTATCTTCCATCATCATATCTGGCAAGGAAATGAGACAACATACGTAACTCAATCCCAGACAAATCAGCAGCGACCATGACTTGACCCGGAGTTGGTAAGAAAAGTTCTCTAAATCTTGGGTCACTTGGAACTTGAGCTAAGTTGGGGTTTCGATGGGCACATCTAAAAGTAGAAGTAGCGACAGAACAATGATGATGTATCCTACTAGCACTCGTACATAGCTTCAGCCAAGCGTTCGCGCCTTCGGATATCATTCCAAGCATCTTCGTTATCGTCAAAATCTGGAGGAATGCAAGGGCAGTCTCTGTCCCAATCTCCTTCAGTATCGGTTCGTCGATGATAGGCTTCCCAGTAGGTGTCTTCTGGGCTGGAGTCCAGCCATGAAATGTTTGCAGGATCCATGAAATATGATCTCTTGATTGTGTATTTAATTCTTTAAGACGTGTAAATGGAGCGTCTTTGACATAGCCTTGGGTCCGATTATCTCGCTTAGGAGTAAATACTGGTCCGGCAACGTAAGGATGCCTGTCGCGTAGTAATTGATTAACTTTTTCAAGCTCTTGTCTGAGAGTTGATGCAAGTTGCCATGCAGAACGTTCATCAAAGTACCATCCATGTAGTTCTTGTTTGGTGAGGATTTCTGCTGCTTCATGTTCTAGCGTGATCCATTCAGGTATGGTTGAAAGTGGTTCCAAAGTTTCCTTGTGACAGTAACGTCTTGTATCATGTAGTCTTCCATTTCTGGTGACCATTCTTTCCAATCAGTATCTTTACAGTAATCACCTTTAGCTTCATTAAGGCGATAACCCCAAGCAGCTAGTGAATGTGACCCGTAAAGTTTAAGTGGCATACCAGCCCATGTCTTTTGTTTATCAATCTCTATCAAGTTCGGGTGATAAAGACGGCTAAGCAAAAGAGTGTCCAAGCAATCACCAATACGTCTAAACCATGGATAAAACTTAGTGATGATGCTAAGGTCATAATTAATAATGTTATGACCGACAATACAATCAGCGTCTTCGAGGTATTGGATAGCGCGGACGATAGGTTCCGTCGCTGGTCTCTCTGTAGCTGATGTAAACGATTGATCATTAAAGACCATTGTTTCTTCAGTGTTGGTGTCGTAGATGCAAAGACAGTGGATTTTGGTAGCATCATTTAATAGTCCGTCTGTTTCTAAATCAAAGATAAGCATTCAACGTCCTTGCCATTGATATGTTTTATCAACAAACTGAGCACGTTTTACTGCCTCCTCAGTGGGAGGATTAGGACGCTTTAGATTAGAAGTCTGTTGTTGCATCGAACTCTGCTGGTGCTGTAGTTTCATTGAATTTACAAGTGGATAAGTCATAGTTTAATCGACAAGCAATGCCTGTTTCCCCAGAGTAGCGATTCTTGAGAACTCTAACAATTGTATCAGAGTGTTTAGTTTCACTCTGTTGATTTCTTTCGAGTCCAATAACTGCATCGCTAAGTTGAGCGATTGCCGCACTTCCTCTAAGTTGTCCGAGTGTAACACGTGCACCTTCTTCATGGTTTTGATCGGATGATCCTCGTTTTAAATGTGAAACTAAAAATAATGATATGCCAGTGCGCTCAACAAGTGAACGTAAGCGTGTCATCGTTTGGTCTATCATCCGTCGTTCATCCCCATCAAGACCACTCATAAGAATGGATAGGTGATCAAGAAAGATAATCTTACAATCAAGTCCTGAGGCTAGGTATTCAATCCTGTTATAAATAATATCAGGATCAAAACTACCAAAGCCATCGAAAAGATAAAGGTTCCAGATATTAATACTGGAATCAAACGCTTTTGTAAGTTCGTCATGAGTATGTTCTCCTAGTGCTAGGTTTTTACCTACAGAAGCAGACATCAAACCTAAAGCTGTACGGCGGTTTGACTCTTCAAGTGCCAAGTATCCAACCCGTTCTCCGTTCGATAACAAGTGAGCAGCCAAGTCTCTACACACGGACGACTTGCCTTGGCCTGATCCTGAAGTAATTGTGACAAGCTCTCCGCGCCTAATCCCGTGAAGCTTTGACTGTAATCCTTGAAATGGGTAGTCATAATCAGCTGGTGGTTGTGGTGTGGTAACTAATTCAAGTAAAGATCTAGCATCTACAATACCATCAGGTCTGAATTCCTTACGTTTAAAGAATGCATCATCAATAGCCTTGTAATCGCTAGCCTGTAAAGCGTCTGAGAGGTCTTTGTAAGCCTCTAGACGGGCGATGTAAACCTTGCCAGGTGGTAATACACTCGCAGCCTCTTCAGCAGCTTTCTGACCGGCTTCATCTGCATCGAACCAAAGTACGATCTCATTGTAACCTTGAAGGAACTCTAGGTTTTTCTGGACTGCTTTCTTGGCTGATGCAGCACCACTAGGTAGTGATACTACGGGCCAAGTTGGATATATCTCTCCGTAAGACACACAATCTAGTTCACCTTCTGTGATGATTATGCGTTTACCACTACTCCCCCATAAATGTTGACCAAAGAATGTACCAGGTGTTTCTCCTTCGTAAGTGAATTGTTTGTCCTTGGTTTTTATCTTAGCACCTTTTACAATGCCAGATGGATCATGATAGTAAAACCTTAGCTTGTCCCCATCACGATATACTTTAAATCTTTCACAAGTAGATTGACTGATCTTGCGTTTCTGCAGCCGTTCGGCTGAGCCTTTGATCTGCACAATAGAATTAGTGTGAATGTGTGTTGTTATTTCTGGTCCATTAGTGTAAGTATGGCATACAAAACAATAGCTATGACCATCTGTATAGAGACTATTGCCATCAGATGAGCCACAACTATTACATAATTCATGTCTTACAAACTCAGAGGAGCCATTCGATTGGGATGTTATGGAAGGAAGTCCACGGTATGTCGTGTTTGTCACACCATTTAGCGTATGTTGTTTTTGATTTCTTGCTGATTGTATTAAAGGGTGCCTGGAAGACCATACGTAAATCTAATTTAGGATGCTGTTGTTTGACTGCTTTAATCTTGCGTCTGTCATCAGCATCCCAATAGCCTTTACATTCTAGCACAACGCCATTCGGTAA